GCCGCAGTAATCGACATGGCCTTGGGGTCAGACGCCACAATCTCTGCTTCAATCATAGTCGCTAATTGACTGATAGAATCAATCCCCAGCGTCTTGTGCTTGTGGTCTTGCGTGGCAAGCGCCTCAATTGCGTCCAACACGTCTTGGCTGGATGTAGCCAGTGGGAACAGGCTGACGTTGTCATTGCCCGTAAGGCTGGCTGTGCCGTCCTCCGTGCGAATTATCACCGGGCTATTGAACATAGAAGACAGTGTTGTTTTTCCCATCCCTCCTTCCCCAAAAATGGTCGCTATAATCGGACGCTGGCCCGATGGCTTGCTCAGTGTTTTAAGATCAATTGCCATTACTCAATCCTCCATGCCCGAAAGCTGCCATCGTCCTGCTGTTGGCAACGCACCAGCATTCCCATGCGTTTTCCCGTGTTGCGAATTGATGTGGCTTGCGACTGCTCATCAACCACAACGCTGTCTCCAACGCTCATTTGATTAAGCAAGTCTTTCCACTTGCCCGATCTGTCCCGCGAGGGTGCCGTCATTGGCACCCCCTTTTCGATCTTAAACATTACCAATCTCCCTTAAATACTTTGGCGAATACCTCGTCCAAAATTTCATCTATGCTGCGGTTCATTCTGCAAACTCCAAGTCTGGGTGGTCGCGCCACCGATTTAATTTACGCTCTAACCTGATTTGGTCTGGGCTTTTACTTTGGCCGTCCATCACAACGATGGCGTCCAGAGCAGCGATCAGCACCTCAAGCTCGACATCAGTCAGGCTCATCACACCACCTCAACCTTGACGCCAATCTTGCCAGCCTTGGTTTCAAAGGCAGGCGCGATCTTGGCCCACAACTTTGGCTCGTTTGCCAGAAGGTAACGACAGCCAGCGGCATCCGCGCTGACGGTTGTTTTGACTGGGTGCAGGTGTGTTGGAATTTTCTTGGCAACCTTGTCCCAAATAATGGCGTCAACTTTACGAGACACGGGCTGTGTCAGCGTAATTTTGTGGCCGTCCAATTTGTGGGAGATGCTGCCCTCGTCTTTGACTTCTAGGGCCGCTGCGATCTGCTCTTCAATCGCGTGGCGCTTTGCTGTCAACGCCTTTTCTTCTGCCTTAATTGCCAGCCAATCGGCGGCAAGAATATCAACATTGATATTGTCCATTACGTTCTCCGTTTTCGTTTTCATTCATTCATTCACATTTTCTACAGAAATTGGTTTACTCCGAAACTTTCAAGCTGTAAAGCTCTTTTTACAACAAATGTAAAATGGAGCGAAAAATGGACGATATGATACCGCTTGAGACAATAAGGGCTTCCCTGCAAGACCGCCGACTTACAGTGGTCGCAGAAAAATCTGGGCTGTCGCACCCCACCGTGAAGGCCGTGGCGACAGGCAATGAACGAATCAGTCTGAACACATGGAGAAAGCTGTCAGAATATCTCACCGTATATAAATAGAAGGTCAAAAAAAATGACAATAAAAGTGGAAGAGTACTGTTCAAAACTGGGCTGGTATCTGGTTACGATACCCGCTGGCACAAAAGGCCCAACCCGCTTTGGATGGCAGAAGCCAGAGCAGGCACTGTCTGATCCAGAAAAAGCGCGTCTGTATTACGAGCAGAACCCCACCCATAATGTGGGGCTGCTGCACGGGGCGTCTGGAACGTGCGCAGTGGACATCGATCATGTGGAACACACCAAGCTGATCTTTGAAGAACTGGGCATCGATTTCTCAGAGCTTATGCAGTCGGCTCCGCAAATTATTGGGCGCGAAAATCGTGGCAAGCTGATCTTCAAGGCACCGCCCGATCTGATTACCCACAAAATATCGTGGCCTGTCGAGGGGGACCCGCGCAAAACTGAATGTGTCTTTGAGCTACGCGCCGGGGCAGTCCAAGATGTGTTGCCGCCATCAATCCACCCAGACACGGGCAAGGCATACGAGTGGGCAGGCAGGAGCATCTTCGATGGACTGCCAGAGCTACCGCCGCAGCTACTTACAATCTGGAGAGAGTGGGATAAATTTCGGCCCCAAATGCAAGCCATATGCCCTTGGCGGCGTGAGCCAGAATTTCAGCCACCCCGCAAGCCACGGCCAAAAAACAATGACGGCACGTCAGTCATCGACGCCTTTAATCAGGCGCACGATATGCACAGTTTATTAATCCAGTACGGCTATAAACAAACCGCCAAGGATCGATACCTGTCGCCCAACAGCACCTCCAAGCTGGCGGGGGTCAAAGTATTTGATGATGGCCGCGCCTTCAGCCACCACGCATCCGACCCATTTTCGTCAGAGCATAGCTTCGATTGCTTTGAGTTGTGGACGCAGTACGAATTTCAAGGCAACGTCACTAAGGCCGTGCGAGAGGCCGCTGCGTTTCTGCACATCAAGCAGGAGCCAGAGACCGACGAGGCAGAGATATTTGCCGCTGGGACAAAACTCATGGACAAAATGCAGAATAAACCCAGAGTTGTTTCCAAGCCAGACGCAGGGCCACTGGATCACATTCCAGATCATCTGCTGGCTATACCGGGCGTCTTGCAGGACGTTGTTAATGGCTACGCCACCTCCGCAATTAAGCCGCAGCCTCAGTTTGCGGTTCAGTGCGCCATCGCGTTTGGATCGGTAGTAATGGGCCGCAGATGGGTGACAGACAGACGCAATTTTTCGTCGCTGTATCTGCTTAATATCGGTGAGACAGGATCGGGGAAGGAACACACTAAGACCGTGCTGGAAAACATGCTGGAGCAGGCTGGCCTGACAGACCTAATTGGCCCAGCAGGCTACACCAGTGGGGCGGGGGTGATGTCCACCCTAATCAACAAGCCAGTCCATGTCAGCGTGGTCGATGAGCTTGGTAGGCAGCTAAAGGCGGCAAGTGCGTCAGGTATGCAGCACAAGGCTGACGCCCTAACAGCCATCATGGAGACGTTTGGTCGGCAGGACGGCACCCTCAGACCGCAGGGCTATTCCACTATGACGCTCAAGTCCTCCGAGGCCGAAAAGTTGGAGAAATATGTGCGGCGTCCAAGCCTGACGTTGGTGGGCATGTCCACGCCCAGCGAATTTATGAAGGCAATCGGAGGTGGCGATGTTGCGTCTGGGCTGCTGAACAGGTTCCTGATCGTAAAGTCTGAGATTGGCGTTCAGCTATCCCAGCGCAACAGCGTGGCGTCGATCTCAGAGCGTCTGAAAGTCTGGGCGGTTGAACATGCCCACGCCCACGATGGCGATCTGGACGCAGGCAACATCCACGACATGCCATCCAACCCAATTGAGGTGCCGTTCACCCAAGAGGCTGAGAAGCTCTTGCGCGAATATGAGGAGCGACTGGTGGACGCCATCAAGAAAGAGACAGGCTCTGGGCTGGAGGCTATGTACAATCGCTCCAGAGAGATCGCCATGCGCCTGTCACTGATCATTGCGCGGTCTATGGGGCAGGAAAGTATCGGCGTGGACGCCATGCAATGGTCAATAGATTATGTGGATTTTTATGCAAAACAGACCATTGCAATGTTTCGATCCAACATGGCCGATGGCCCGTTTGATGCCTGTTGCAAGGCCGTGTTTTCCAAGATCGATCTGGCAGGCTCAGAGGGCATCACGGAGCGTGATCTGGCGCGGGGCGTGGCGGCGTTCGCAAATATGGATCGACGCAAGAGGGCAGACATTCTGGACGCTCTGGTGAACGACAGGGGGATAGAGTGCCGCAATCTCAATGAGGGCAAAAGGGGAAGGCCAAATATGGCGTGGCTGTCGCCAGCGACACACTAGAGAGGGATAGGTTAATGGATGAGACAGAAGAAGTGATGATCACAAAAGAAAACATGATAATGAAGAGCGCACTGGAGGAGATCAGAGATGTCGCCAATATCAGCGAGGGTGTGCAATTCTATGCGATGGTGGCTGAGAAAGCCCTCGAAAAATGCCGTAATGAATAACGTCATTATTTATGTCATCGCTAAACATGGGTGTTTTTATGAATGATATCAGGGTGTTAGGTATTAACGTCAATTTGTCAATTACGTCGAGCCTCTGGGGGTCTGTCACCCCTAGCCCCCTATCTCTAAAAAGGGGGGTGGATACCCCCCTCGACGTAAAGACATAAATATATATATAAATAATAATAATATATATATAACTATAAGAATAAGGGGTCTGGGCTGCTCTGATTAACGTCAAATCTTGTTCGACGTTATTATGTCGAAAATAAAGTAAATAAATTAACGATGGCTCTTGATGTATCCGTAAATGTGTTTATTTATAATTGTATAGAAACAGGGAGAGAACGAAATGACAATCACAGAGATAAACAAAAAACTTGAGAAAATTGGACGTGTACTTGCAAAAAATACACATGGTCATGGGCCAGTTTCACGACCCAAAGATTTCATTAGGTTAGCAGTATCAATTATAGACCATCAAAAATGGCTTGTGGCTGGAGATGCTTTAAATGTCTTGCACCCATCTATACCACAAGCAAAGCACGAAGAATATTTTTTGCTTTTGAAAAAATATAATGAAGCAAATTATATTTTTAAATAATCTCAATTTTAACCCTTGAAGTATCCTTAAATGTATCCTATATATAATTGTAGAAACAGGGAGAGAACGAAATG